GTGGCAAGCGCCTCAATGGCATCCAGAACGTCTTGGCTGGATGTAGCCAGTGGGAAGAGGCTGACGTTGTCATTGCCCGTAAGGCTGGCCGTGCCGTCCTCCGTGCGAATTATCACCGGGCTATTAAACATAGAAGCCAGTGTTGTCTTCCCCATGCCGCCTTCACCAAAAATGGTCGCTATAATCGGACGCTGACCACTTGGTTTCGACAAACTTTTCAGATCAATTGCCATCATTATTCCTCCACGTTGGTTGCATGCCCGTACGCCACAACATTTTTTGTATAATTTCCTGTTGATCCTCAACAACGTGTAAAAGATCATACCCACTATCGTCTTGAGTAAAGATCAACATTGATTGATTGCCACCCAAGTCTTCATCATCACTGACAAATTTTTCTATCATTTTAACGTGATCTAAATTGACAAGGATTTGTTTTGTCTTTTCCATAATTTTTGTTGTCAAAAAAACCAAACAAGCCATTATACCTGTACCCTCCACACTCTAAATTTATCGTCTTCGCCACGAACCGTGACATTCATTTGAAGCCCCTTGGCCGCTGCGCGAATTGTCATTGTTTCGGTTTTAGTATTTACCAAAATACTGTCGCCAACATTCATCGATAGCAGCAAGTCTTTCCACTTGCCCGACCGACTTTTATCGACTGGCGCAATCGGCACCCCCCGATCAATTTGAATTTCCATTACCAATTCTCCCCAAAGACGAGTTCAAATACCTCGTCCAAAATTTCATCAATCGTTTTCAGTTTCATCGTTCTTCTCCTCTTCATCCCAATTTGGCTCTGGGCCAAGTGACACCTTCACGTCCTTGCGGTAGCGCATGGAACACGACTGCTTGTTTCTCATTGTGCTTTTGCGTTGCTGCTCTGATGTTTTATCACCAGAGCGCGGCCCCCTGTTAATCGACACCATTACAGTGTCTCGATTTTGACGCCGATCTTGCCAGCGCGAGTTGCAAAGGCAGGCGCGATCTTGGCCCACAACTTTGGCTCATTAGCCAGCAAGTAGCGGCAACCAGCACTGTCGGCGCTGATTATTGTCTTTACTGGGTGAAATGGTTTGGGGATTTTGCGGCTAACTTTGTCCCAAATAATGGCGTCAACTTTACGAGACACGGGCTGTGTCAGCGTAATTTTGTGGCCCTCAGTTTTGTGGGATATGGAGCCTTCATCTTTGGCTTCCAGCGCAGCGTTAAGCTGCTCTTCAATTGCGTGGCGCTTTGCCGTCAGCGCCTTTTCTTCTGCCTTGATTACCAGCCAATCGGCTGCAAGAATATCTAAATTAATATTGTCCATTACGTTCTCCGTTTCGCGTTCATTCATTCATTCGTTCATTCTCTACAGAAATTGGTTTACTCTGAAACTTTCAGACTGTAAAGCTATTTTTACACTATTTGTAAAATGGAGCGAAAAATGGAAGAAATGATACCCATTGAGACTATAAGGGCTTCCCTGCAAGACCGCCGACTTACAGTGGTCGCAGAGAAATCTGGCCTCAGTCACCCAACAGTAAAGGCAGTCGCAACAGGCAACGAACGAATCAGTTTGCAGACGTGGAAAAAGCTGTCGGATTATCTGAAGGTGAACAAATGATAGTACAAGATTACTGCTCAAAGCTAGGCTGGTATCTGGTCACTATCCCCGCTGGCTCCAAGGGTCCGACCCGCTTTGGCTGGCAGAAGCCAGAGCAGGCGCTGTCTGATCCAGAAGCCGCCAGAAAATATTATGAGCAGAATCCGAACCACAATGTAGGTCTACTACATGGGGCCAGCGGAACGTGCGCCGTAGACATCGATCATGTGGAATATACACAGATGATCTTTGAAGCACTTGGCATCGATTTCTCAGAGCTAATGCAGTCGGCACCCCAGATAATTGGCAGGGAAAATCGAGGCAAGTTAATCTTTAAGGCACCGCCCGATTTAATCACCCACAAGATTAGTTGGCCTGTCGAGGGGGATCCAAGAAAAAGTGAAGTCGTGTTCGAGCTAAGAGCAGGTGCAGTCCAAGATTGCCTCCCACCAAGCATCCATCCAGACACAGGTAGACCTTACACTTGGGCAGGTCGATCTATCTTTGATGGTCTGCCAGACCTACCAACCCAGCTTCTGACAATATGGAGAGAGTGGGATAAGTTCCGACCGCAAATGATGGACGTTTGCCCTTGGAAACGAGAGCCAGACTTTCAGCCACCGCGCAAGCAGCGGCCAAAAAATGACAGTACATCTGTCATCGATGCCTTCAATCAGGCCCACGATATGCACAGCTTATTAATACAGTATGGATTTAAGCATACGTTCAAGGACAGATACTTGTCGCCAAACTCTACGTCAAAGCTGGCAGGCGTAAAGTTGTTTGAGGATGGCCGTGCCTTCAGCCACCATGCGTCTGACCCCTTCGGAAATCACAGCTTCGATTGCTTTGAGCTATGGCTGCAAATGGAACATCAAGGCAATATCAGAGAGGCCATAAAAGATGCCGCTGGCTTCCTGCACATAAAGCAAGAGCCAGAGGAGATGTCTGCCCAAGAAAAGGCAGAGATATTTTTAAATGGGACAGAACTCTTAGCCAAGATGACAACTAAGCCAAAGCCCAAAACAGACGCAGGGCCATTGGATCACATTCCAGCACATCTGCTGTCGATACCGGGCTGTCTGCAAGACGTTGTCAATGGATATTCAGTGTCAGCCATCAAGCCGCAGCCCCAGTTTGCTGTTCAAGCGGCCATCGCCTTTGGCTCCACAGTGATGGGCAGGCGCTGGGTGACAGACAGGCGCAACTTCTCCAGCCTGTACTTGCTTAACATTGGTGAGACAGGATCGGGCAAGGAACATACCAAGACCGTGCTGGAGCAATATTTGGAGCAGGCTGGACTTGAAGACCTGATCGGCCCCGCAGGCTACACCAGTGGGGCAGGCGTGATGTCTACCCTGATTAATAAGCCAGTACATGTCGCGGTGGTCGATGAGCTTGGCAGGCAGCTAAAGGCGGCAAGTGCATCTGGTATGCAGCACAAGGCAGATGCGTTGACTGCCATCATGGAGTGCTTTGGCCGCACAGACGGCACTCTGAGACCGCAGGGCTATTCCACAATGACGCTCAAGTCATCTGAGGCCGAAAAGCTGGAGAAATATGTGCGGCGTCCAAGCTTGACCTTAGTGGGAATGTCCACCCCCAGCGAGTTTATGAAGGCAATTGGCGGGGGAGATGTGGCAAGCGGCCTGCTGAACAGGTTCCTGATTGTAAAGTCTGAAATCGGCGTCCAGCTATCGCAGCGCAATACAACGTCCACAATCTCAGACCGCCTCGCAAAGTGGGCAAACGAACACGCCCACGCCCACGATGGCGATCTGGACGCAGGCAATATACATGACATGCCCTCCAACCCAATTGAGGTGCCATTTACCCAAGAGGCTGAGAAGCTCTTGCGCGAATACGAAGAGCGGCTGGTGGAGGCCATTAGGAAAGAGACCGGGTCAGGTCTGGAGGCCATGTACAATCGGTCACGCGAAATTGCCATGCGTCTGTCTCTAATTATTGCCCGATCAATGGGACAGGACAGTATCGGCGTGGATGCCATGCAGTGGAGCATCGATTATGTCGAGCATTATGCAGCGGAAACCATCGCAATGTTTCGATCCAATATGTCTGAGGGTCCGTTCGATGCGGCCTGCAAGGCTGTCTTTGTTAAAATCGATGAGGCGGGGCAGGAGGGCATCACTGAGAGCCAACTTGCGAGAGGCGTGTCAGCATTCGCTAATATGGATCGGCGCAAGAGGGCAGACGTTCTGGACGTTCTGGTGATCGACAAGGGCATCCACTGCAAAAATTTAAATGAGGGCAAGCGGGGCCGTCCGACGATGGCGTGGCTGTCAGCAACAACACACTAACAGGGAGAGAAGATATGAACAGATCAGAAATACTCGACACCGCCAAGAAGTACGTCACCAAGGACCGGAACAAGACACACGGCGACATGGAAGATAACTTCACCCTGATCGCTGAATACTGGTCCCTACACTTGGACATGAATATTGAGGCCCATGACGTGGCCGCAATGATGACCCTGCTAAAACTGGCAAGGCTAAAGTCAAACCCAAACGCAAAAGACAATTGGATCGACGGATGTGGCTATCTCTCTTGCGGTGGAGAACTAAAAATCAAGGATGATAAATGATGTCGGGCGAAAATGAACTGGCTGTATTCAAGTCTAAGTGCGCCAAGCAGCGCAGTGAGATTTCGCGGCTAACACAGGCGCTCGATGCCGCTATACAGGCTAATCGGGTTCTGGTGAGGGACTTGCAGTGGATGAGGGGGGAGAGGGGGGAGAGGGATGATTAATTATTACATTATTTATTGCATCGCTAAACATTGGGGTATTTATCAATGATTTCAACGGGTTCTGATTTAATGTATTTATTGCATTTAATGCGACACATTGGGGGTGTGTACCCCACTGCCCCCCCTATACCCCCCCCTTAAAGTGGGGGAGGGGGAGGGTACTGTAGTAATACAATATATATAATAATATATATATATATATATATAATAACTATAAGAACAAGGTGTCTGGGCGTGTCCGATTTATTGCGAAGAGGGGTTCGTAATAATTATGCAATAATTAATTAAATAATCTCACGTTTAACCCTTGAAGTATCCTTAAATGTATCCTATATATAATTGTAGAAACAGGGAGAGAAAAAAATGTTATATTATGGTCACCAAATCTTTGAAGAAGACAATGGAACTTTCAGCGTATCCGTTGGCGGTTGGGTTTACGAATGTAAAACAATCGAAGAAGCAAAAAAACATATCCGTGACCATAAATAATCAAAAGGGGCTACGGCCCCACCACCAATCTGGGAGAAAGAATAATGAGCGATCTAGAAGCATTCACGCTGGCGCTGCGCCTGTCAGTAACCGCGCCAACAGATGAACTCGCAGAGGGGCCACTGCAAATCGCGCAGGAACTCTCAAGGCGGCTAACCGCCAAGCAAGTCAATCAGGCCAAATCAATCATCGAACTGGAGATAGCATAATTTTTTTTAAATACTTTACATATAACCCTTGAAGTATCCTTAAATGTAACTATATGTATATCAAGCAACAGGGAGAGACGAACATGGGATATCAAATCTTAATCAACGGCAGAAGCGCCTTCGGAACAACTTATGGCTTGAGTGCTTTGCAAATGACTATCCGTGACGCCCAGTCGAAAAGCAGGAACAAAAATTTTGCTGGCGATAAAATTGAAGTCGTAAATGAAGATCACACAAAAACATTTTGGTCTTCAGAACTGGAGACAGCACAATGAGTGGCGCAACAGCACAAGAGTTCACAAAGTGGACAGACCACGCCAAGACCGTCGATCAAGACGCCCTCATCTACATCATCCAAGACTGCCGCAATGCGCGGCAGGCAATGAGTGGCTGGAACCCAGCCAAAGAGAATTATTATGCCGATCAGGGCATGACATATTCAGATGAACTCAGGAGGAGAATGAAATGACCGATTACAAAGAACACCTAAAAATTCTAAATAACGCAGCACACGATGCTCTCAGAAAATGCCCACACAAACACCCGCACAAAGAATTTGCTGATCTCCTTCAAGTTGCAAGGATTGTCGATGATATTATCGATCAACAGATAGAGCAACCGCATGACTGAAGAGCAATTCAACCGCATCATTAATGCAATGCCAAATAAAATCGATGAAGACCAAATGATCGCAATCTTCGCAACCATCATTGAGGGATACCAAATGGAAGACAAGTGGCCCGAAATTATGATCGGCATCACAAGATCAATCGGATACCAAGAGGGGACAGTGCATTGACCAGACAGGCCATCAACCGTCAACAGTTCAAGGTGGATCACCTAACCTTTGAGCTTACAGACACAACTTACGCAGTCATAGCTGGTGAGGCCGTACACGCCAAAGACCGTAAGCCGATATTTACCGCCACCATAACCAAGGGAACCGCAACAGAGCTTCGCAGACTGGCCCACCAGTTTGATGAGCGGGAGGATAAATTGTGACTAACAATCTAAGCAAGGCATCGTTTCCCTCAAAAGTAGGAAAAGATAAGAAATCAACTGACGGATTAAAACCAATTAATCGGGCAGCAAAACGCGCAATCAAAAGCGGAACGAAAAGGAAAAAGAAATGATAACTAAATCTTGGGAATTTAGGGGCTACGAGTGGAGCCACGACATGCCAAAATGGGTCCAACAAAACTCATGCAAACGAACGGGTAGCCCAGACCTGTTTGTATACACACAAGCAGCAGAAACCCCCTGCAAGAGCGGCCAGTGGGTGTCAATCGATATGAGAGGCAACATGGAAATCCATGACAAAAAACCAGATGGATGGAAAAAAGAAGTCATCGCCAGTGCCGCATTCGTAATAACAGTTGTAATTGCAATCGTGGCAATGCTATCAATCTAAATGCACTTTCTGCTCAAACTAGCCCCGCTATTTCGCGGGGCATTTTTTTACTACCAAAACAACAAACCTTTTTTTTAATATAATTTTGTATTATATGTAATTTTAAGGGAGTAACGTCATGGCAAAGAAAAAATCAAAAAATCCTGTAGGTAGACCTAAGTTTGAAATCACGCCAGAAGTTCTGGAAGAAGTCGAAGAGATGGCAGGACGTGGATTAACCGTTAATCAAATTGCTATTTGCTTGGGCGTTTCACCCGCAACTATTTACAATAAACAGGCACAATATTTAGAGTTTTTAGAGACTATAAAAAAAGGGAAGGCTGTGGGCCTCAGTAAAGTAACCAATAAGCTATTTGAAAATGCTGCTGTCAAAGGCGATAATGTCGCTATTATTTATTACCTAAATAACAGGGACAAAGACAACTGGTCGAACAAGCATGAGGTCGCAACCACTGTCGAACATAAAAATGTCATAGATTTAACGAGGGTGAGCGATGACCAACTCAGCGCAATTACAGCAGCTTTTAAGCAAGTTGACACTGGAGCAAGTTCAAGCGGAGCGTTACCGCAGATCATTGAGGGAGTTTACGAAGGCAGCTTGGCCGACGATTGAACCGGGCGTTGAGTTCAAAAACAATTGGCACATAGATGCCATCAGTGATCACCTGCAAGCCGTGGTTGAGGGCGACATCAAGCGCCTGATCATCAACGTGCCGCCACGACACATGAAGTCCATCAGCGTGGCCGTGGCGCTGCCTGCGTGGACTTGGGCATCGCAGTCGTCTAAAAAATTCTTATTTGCGTCATACGCCGCCTCCCTGTCGATCAGGGATAGCGTTAAGTGCCGAAGGCTGATCGACAGCCCGTGGTACAAGGCGCACTTCGGTGACAAGTTTAAGCTCACCGACGATCAAAACCAGAAGCAGCGGTTTGAAAATGATCAAACAGGCTATAGGATCGCCACCAGTGTCGGGGGCGCTTTGACTGGGGATGGGGGAGACATTATCGCAATTGACGATCCCCACAATTCGATAGAAGCAGATAGTTCTAAAGTTAGGGAGGGCGTTCTGGAGTGGTGGGATCAGGCCATGCAGACGCGCCTTAACGACCCAAAGACTGGAGCCTTCATCATCATCATGCAAAGATTGCACGAACAAGACCTGACGGGCCATATTTTGGCAAATCAACTTGAGGGAGAGTGGGATCATTTAATGCTACCTGCGCGGTATGAAGTTGGAGCGCCAAATCCAATGCGGTCATCCCTTGGCTTCACAGACCCACGCACAGAGGAAGGCGAACTGCTGTGGCCCGACAGGATGGATGAGAAGACCCTCACCAACCTAGAGCGGTCTCTTGGCTCCTACGCTGCCGCTGGGCAGCTACAGCAGCGACCCAGCCCTAAGGGCGGCGGGATACTGAAGGCGTCATGGTGGGTGCCGTGGGAAAAGGAGGAGCTACCCGAAGTGTCTTATGTAATCCAATCTTGGGACACCGCCTTTGAAACAAAAGAAAGCTCAAGCTACAGCGCACGAACAACGTGGGGCGTCTTCAAGAAAGATGGCTACGACTGCTTGATCGTGCTGGAAGCGTGGTATGACAAAGTCAACTATCCAGAGCTACGCAAGTTAGCGCAGGAGGCATACGATGACTGGGAGCCAGACGCAGTTTTAATAGAGAAGAAGGCCAGCGGAGCAAGCCTTCTCGCTGATTTGCGCATGGCGGGGGTGCCAGTATTGGCATATTCCCCAGATCGTGATAAGGTGGCCCGTGCTCATGCGGCATCTGCCCTGCTAGAAGACGGCAGGATTTACTACCCAAAACGCAAATGGGCCGAAGATTTGATCTCAATATGTGCGGCTTTCCCGGCTGCAAAAAATGACGATATAGTAGACACATGCACTCAGGCGTGGTTAAGGTTACGCAAGGGCTGGTTCCTTGGTCACACTGAAGACCCAGAAGAAGACTACGCTCCAGAGACACAAAGGATGACGCTCTATGGCTGACCCAAATATTATTCCGTTCGCTGAAGGATCGCCCCTAGATGACCTGATGGTCGAAGAACTCCCAGACGGTGACGTTCTAATCGGTGATCCAGAGCTAGACATGCAAGACGAAATCGGTGAGGCAGAGTTCGACAAAAACCTCGCAGAAGAAATCGATGCCCGTGAGCTTGCCCGAAAAGGCCAAGAGCTAATCGGCTTTTACGAAAACGATGAAGCCTCCCGATCAGAATGGCTTGAACGATACAAGGCAGGGCTGCGTACCTTAGACCCAGATGGTGGTTTAGATCAGGGCGATGATGAACGCGCCACCCGTGGACTGTCCATCGTTGTTCACCCCCTAATCGCTGAAGCGGCAACCCAGTTTAATGCCAAGGCCATTGCAGAGCTTTACCCGTCAGGCGGTCCAATTAAGACCGTCATTATTGGCGATCCCGACGAAAAAATCGAGGAGCAGGGCCGTAGGGTGCGCGAGTTTATGAACTGGCAAATCCAAAACGAAATGGTCTCATACTTTCCAGACTTGGATCAAATGCTGTTTCACCTGCCGCTGGTAGGTCAGACGTTCAAGAAGGTTTGGTGGAACGTAAACCTAAATCGACAGTGCAGCGACTTTGTGAAGGCCGAAGACTTCTGCGTGGCACCAGAGACCAAAGACCTCTACACCTCCCCCCGATATACCCACGTCATTAGAATGCCAAAGAACGATTACAATAAGTACGTTCAAAACGGCTACTATCTCCAGACAGAATATGATGGTGGAGACGGTATCGGAACAGGCAGCGGCGATACCATTGGCGAAATCGAGGGCGTCGATGAGTACGGCGACAGCAGTGAAGACGGCACCATGACACTGCTGGAAATGCACGTCTATGATCTGTTCGACGGCATTGACGGCCAAGAAATGGATGAGGACGAGGCCGACGAGAACGCTGTCGCGCTGCCCTACGTCATTACCATCGATTACGATAATCAGAAAGTTGTCAGCGTCAGACGCAATTGGCGCGAGGACGATGAGACAAAAAAACGCCGCGACTGGTTTGTGAGCTATAAGTTCCTACCGGGCTTGGGCTTCTACGGCTTTGGCCTGTATCACATGATCGGTGGACTAGGCAAAGCAGCCACGGGATCGCTCCGCGCTCTCTTAGATTCCGCAGCGTTTAGCAATATGCAGGGTGGCTTTAAGCTGCGTGGCCGTGTTCAAGGCGGCGATATGCAGATCAGTCCCGGTGAATTTGTTGATCTCGACAGTACCGTCGATGACGTGAATAAAGCCATAATGCCCCTGCCCTTCAAGGAACCGTCAGGCTCTTTGTTTAATCTGCTTGGCTTTATGGTTGAGGCAGGCCAGCGTTTTGCCAGCACTGCCGATCTAAATGTTGGTGACGTAAATCCCAACGCGCCAGTTGGATCAACGGTCGCCCTAATTGAGCAGGGCAGTAAGTCGTTCTCAGCAATTCACAAGCGACTGCACTACTCGCAGGGCCAAGAATTTAAAATGCTGGCGGCTCTAAACGCAGAAAACCTGCCAGAAGAATTTACCTTCGCAGTGGCTGGTGCAGCGGAAATCGTTTACGCCGCTGACTTTGATGACCGAATTGACATCGTGCCAGTGTCGGACCCCAACATATTCAGCACCGCACAGCGCATCTCGCAGGCGCAGGCCGTCCTGCAAATGGCGCAGTCAGCGCCACAGCTTCACGATCTTTACGAAGCCTACAAGCGGATGTACGAGGCGCTACGCATAAACAACATCGATGAAATCTTGCAAAAGCCAGAGCAGGCTGTGCAAATGGACCCCATCGATGAAAATATGAGTGTCATGTATGGCAAGCCAATTCGTGCATTCTTGGAGCAGGATCACGATGCCCACATTGCGGTTCACATGCAGTTCATGCAAGACCCCTCTCTGGCAGGCAATCCAGCCGCACAGAAGACAATGGGGCCAATTCTAATCGCGCATATCGCGGAGCATATCGCGCTGCTGTATCGCCTTAGAATGCAGGCAGGCGTGGCAATGGAACTGCCGCCACTGCCAAACTTCAGAGACCCCAAGTTTAAGTTTGAAGAGGTCGATCCAGAACTTGATCGCGTTATTAGCCAACGTGCGGCAGAGGTTGTGCAGGCCGCACCGCAGATGAAGCAAATCGAGGCCATGCGTGGCATGATGGGTCAGCAGGGTCAGCAGGGTCAGGGCAATCCGCTGCAATACGCACAGCAGCTTGCACAGCTTGAGACAGAGGCACTTAAAGCCAGAACGCAGGCGCAAATCCAAGCGGATCAGGCGAAGGCCAAGTCCAGTATTGAGATTAAGCAGGCAGAGGCGCGTCAGGACATGCAGATCGATGCAGCTAAGGCGCAGGCAGACTTGCAGGCAAAGGTTACTAAGCTGGAGGCAGAATTGCAGCTAGAGCGAGAAAAGAACGCCGCAAAAATTCAAATGGAGGCAATGAAGAATGTTCCCCCCACAATCCTATGACTTGCCCCCTGTAAACCCCGCAGCGTTCGGCGGCTTGCCGCAAGAAACGCCGCAGCCGGGTGCGCCCCCGCTTGCCTCCCCAAGTGGGGGTCAGCCGCCACCGATGGACATGAATAAATATTTAATAGACAAGGTTGCTGAGATTCGGCAGCGAATGGGCGCAGGCGATATGGGAGCGTTAAGTAATATCGCTAGTGCCATGCAGCCACCCGCGCAGCAGCCACCCGCGCAGGAACAGCAAAGAGGTATGGCCTAATGGCTGACATTGGAGCATTAACGGGGCTTGATGAGCTACCATTCTCTGGTGATTTAAATATTCAGCCAAAAGGTATTGGAAATTATTCTGCCGATCTTAATTTCTTCAAAACAATTGATGGTAAATTAGGTTCCATAACTCCATTTGCTGGGTACGGGAAAGAATTTTCATCTTTCCAAGATGGCCCTGTTGAGATCGATAATAAAAACAGAACCATAAGGATCGGGATTGATGGACAAACATCGCTAGGCCCAGTTGATGTAAGCGGCAACGTGATGGGTAGCAGGACAAGGCAACAACAAAACGTGTCTTTCCCAGATGGATTTAACTTTAGCAATTCCAATATCGGCACTTTCACAAAACTGGGAATGGCTGCAAAATATGGCGCTCTTGATGCTGGAATACAGAGAGAAAAGTATACTGGTATGGACCCTATTTATACTGGCAATGTAGGAATGAACTTTGGTAATGGCGGCAGATTTGAAATATCTGACACAAACAAAGGCGATCCAACATACAGAGTTAATTACAGAATGGATTTTTAGCCATGAACAATCGCTACATGAGCCAGATGAACGATTATCTTGAGGGCGGTCAGGGTTCGGCCCCCCGCCAGAACGGCGCATTTGCTAACATGGTGCCACGGCAGGCGCAGTTAATGGATCAGCCACACATGCTGGCCTACATTAATCCAGCCGAAGAGCAAATGCTGCGTGATATGGGTGGCGCTGGTATCCCCGGTCCTGATGGCATTCCCGTTTATGGTTTGTATGAAAGTATTACAGGCACAAAGTTTGAAGACACAGCACTTGGTGGTGCATTAGGTGTTAATACTGGCGGCACTTTTGGAAGCGGAGGTTCGTTGGATAACGCTTACAACGCTGTTACGGGCGGTGGTTATACTGGTAACAGTGGAAGCTCAGAGGATATGGATTATGCTGCGATGGTCGCTAGGAATGCTGCCGCTGCTGCCGCTGCCGCACTCCCTACATATTATTATGATTCGGCGGGTAGTTCTCACCGAACACAAGCCGCAGCTAATGCTTCTGACATATCAATTGCTAGGGCTGCAACCGAAGCCGAATTGGCAAGCAAAGGGCCAGCAGCAACCAAAGGTCTTTATGAAAACCTGACTGGCACAAAGTTTGAAGATACGTTAGTTGGCGGTGCATTGGGTGTTACGTCTGATAGCACTTTTGGAAGCGAGGGCAGCGCAGACGATTTATATACGTCTGGAGTTGATCTTGTGGATGGTGGTGGCGCAGGAGCGTCTGGGGATACCTTTGTGGGTGATGGTGCCTTATCTAACATTGTTGCTGGCACTGCTAATACGTTAGCCGTGACGCCATACAACGAAAATGCTGGTTTGTTTGGATCGGGCGGTGCGCTTGACGTTATTACGGACGTAATAGACCCAACTAAAATTATCACAAATAAATTAACTGGCGGCGTAGGTGTTTTAGGAACAATTGGAAATATTGTTGGTGGCGCTCTTGATAACACCGCAGTTGGAGAGCTTTTGTTAAACAACAAATGGACCGCAAATTTAGCTAACAGTATGGGCATTACAAATCTAACGGCGGCTGATTTAAAGGGCAAAGTAATAGTGTTAAATCCTGACACTGGCGAACCTATTAAATATGATAGCATAAATGATGTTCCAGCAAGTTATATGCTGGGGGGTGATACGGCCACTGAATACACCTTGGCTAGTAATGAGGGGTCTTCTTACAGTGGTGATACGGGTTTAATTACTGGCGCAGATGGCAACACGTTAGAAGTTGGTGCAAACGTAAATATAAATGATTTTATTGATCCTAATACTAACCAAGAATATGAAGTATTAGGCAATTTAAACACTGATCAGCCTGCTTCTGAAATCACTTCCAGTGATGATGACCCCGCGACATCTGGGGCAGTCAGGGAAGACATTATGGGCGCTGAAATGGGCGACTATATACGCAAATACAAGGGCGGCAGTGGGGCGTATTTGCCATCTTATATGCAGCGGTATATGTCAGGCGAAACCATTGATGATATGTTTAGGCAATTCACTGGGGAAGACGGCAAGCAATATTACATAACGCCCACGGGCGAAGTCTATGACGCAGATGCCTTTATAGGCGCGGCAACAGGCGATACATCAAGGCTTGAGACAGGCAATGAAATCGTTGTCGGATATACAGAGACAGACGCCTCTGGAAATGTTACATCTTACAACAACGATGGAACCCCACTTTAAGGAACACACGACATGAACCCAGATTTAGATTTAGTAATGCGTTATCTGCAATCAATTACGCCCGGTGATATGTCGCCAGAGGCGTCTGACCAGTTAATGATGATTGGCAGACGCATTCAAGCTGGTGGCTCATTAACTGATCAGGAACGAGAAATGTTTGGAAGTGTTGTCGGCGCTATGCCCCAGTCAGCACAGGCAACTGCCGAAATGAATGCCCTAAACGATGCCAAGGATATGTCATCGCAGGTCTTTCAGCCGCCAGAGCCAAACGTGCCAAGCCTGCAAGGCAATTATAATAGCACTGTACAGGTCGATCCAATGTCTCTGGTTCGCCCACGATTACGTCCAGATAACTTAGGAGGCTGATATGGCTGAAGTAAACGTAGAAAACATGGAAGCAAACGCTGAATTGTTTATGGAAAAAATGGGCTTCCCACACAATGCAGACGGCCTTGATCTGTCCGACGATCAGTTGGTGAACTTCCTGCTGCTGTGCCACCACACCATGATGGGCGTCGATAGCGAAGATGCCATGTACGAAGATGATATGTACGAAGACGTTGAGGAAGAAATGATGGAAGTGCCAAGCGGTGACGTTAAAGTCAAAGTTATGAAACTTGATGGCGGCAATGTCCACGAAATGATGAACAAGCTGCTTGGCGGTCACTAATGCCCGTCATGAAGGTTAAGGGCGGCTACCGCTGGGGCAGCAAGGGCAAGGTCTATAAGACCAAGGCCGAAGCTGCCAAGCAGGGCCGTGCTGCCTACGCCAGCGGATACGGCAAGAAGAAAAAGGGCAAGTAGATGGGGATAAATCCAGTAGGATTATTTGGAAGGCTTGCCTTTGAACTTGCCAAGGCTGGCGTTACTGAGGTTCAGCAAAAACTTATTGATGCTGGTGATTATTCTGTTCTTGCAGAAATCTTCAAACGACCTACAAAAAAAATGCTTGATCCTGCTGGTTTGGGAAGCGTGAAGCTACCAGATTTTGTCGAAAATATTCAATACGACTTTGTGCCAGATGGTTCTTTGCAGCCCAGAAAAGAATTAAATATTGGCGCGTTGCAAGGCAAAATGCTGATACCAGCGTATGGCGACAGAACCTATGCTGGGGGCGCTCTTAGGGGCATTGGAGACACTACGTTTTCCCAGCCTGTTAATATGCAAGGCGGCAATCAATTTATGCGCTCTGCTGGAGATGGCATATGGGCATCTGAAAAAGACCCAATGACTATAAAAGGTAAATTCTCAGAATTTCTTCAAAACGAAGACAAAGAAGATGTGCGATTGATGTTCACGTCTATGGCTGCTCAATCTGGCGACTTTTCCAAAATGATGTCAAACGCCACAATGGGAATGATCGAGCAAAGTAAAATTACCAAAAAAGCTGCAAACGAATATGATAAATGGGTAAGAAAAGGTGGAGGAAAAGACTCGCCAAACGACCCAAATTGGCCCGGTATTCTAAGCCCTAACGCCCGTGATTATATAAATAACAATATGACGGGTACAAAAAGACGTTTGCTGTGGCAGCAAATGGATAAAGATAAATATGTAAAAGTTGGGTTTCCAAATGTTGGGGTCATTAGAGCGGCCATTACAGAGCGAGAGCTTTTAACAACACCGACTTTTGCCACAGGCCGTGCAATTGGTACTATGGATGGCCCCGCCAGAGAAGTGAAGCCAAGAAGGGGTGCGAATACAACCGACCCTAGAAACTTGATTTTTGCGCCTCACGATACTTATAGTCATCAGGTTGCTGGTGAATATGCAGGCGCGTTGCCATACGATGTGCCGGGGGGTATGGTCTGGAGGGATTACTTTGCGTCACGCAGGGCATCTGGTGCAAAAACAGGCGATGACACTAGATCGTTTATGATGTCGCCGTACAACAGGCAAAGAGTGGATCAGCAAATGGTTGACGAAATCAGTGCGTATCTTGAATCTTTGAAGCAATCGGAGTGACCTAATGGCGGCAAAGAAAAAGAAAGCCAAGCGAGACGCCTGCTACAGTAAGGTCAAGGCGCGATATACGCGCAACGGTGGGACATGGCCGTCAGCCTATGGCTCTGGCGCTTTAGTGAAATGCCGCAAGGTCGGCGCAAAAAACTGGGGCAATAAAAGTGGCAAAAGCAAAAAAAAGTAGCGGCAACAGTCTGAAAGACTGGTTCGGTCAGAACAAAGGCAAGGGCTGGGTTGACTGCAAAACAGGCAAGCCTTGTGGCCGTAAATCTAGAACTGCTAAAAGCAAAAGAGGTTACCCCGCCTGTCGCCCCACAATGGCACAATGCAAAAGCAAGTCTGCCAAGTCGGCATCAAAGCGCAAGACATCTGCAAAGCGCGTAAACTGGAAAGGCAAGAAATAATGGGTATTTTAAATAACGATCCCGATGATTTTGAAGAGCAATGGGAAGAAGATGCTATAGAGGAAGCAATTGAAGATGCTGCGATTGAAGCAGACATGAAGCGTCAAGACGCTGAAATTGAAATGGAGTATCATAATGGCTAAAGGCGTAAAGCACTACTTTAAGAACGGCGTCGAGCATAAGGGCGCTACCCACAAGGATGCCAAGGGCAAGGTTATGTCTGGCGCAAAGCACACGGCGTCCAGTAAGTTCTTAGTCCACATGAAAGACCTGTCGGACACCGCAAAGAAAAAGGCCAAAAAAGCATGAAAAAACTAAACAAGGCGCAGCAAAATATTGCCAAGCAGGCCAAGCCCAAAAATAAAATCAATGGGGCTGACTTTAAAAGGCTGAAGGAAAAGAAGAAGAAAAAATAATGCCTGACAATTACGCACGGGGGGAAATCGGCGCACTGGCTGGTATCAGAGAGCAATATCCTATGTTCTCTGACATTGAGGTTTCTGATCAACGAAACTCAGGCATTCAGAATGGCCGAAAGTTAGAGTTTACCGAAGCCTACGACGATAGGTATAACAGCCCATTGATCGAAGTCTTTGATCCCTCCTTGCAAGGCGAAGAACTAGAGCAGGCAATTATTGGCGAATATCTGCATGAAGCTCCTCGACGCAGTCCAGAATACGCAGAAATGCGTGAGATACTGCAAAGCCTAAAAACGCCAGATCAATTGCAGCACGATGTTGAAATGTATTTTAATGATGTGCAAGAGCGCGGTGAGCAAAGGCCATTTGAACAGTGGAACGAGGTATCCCGCAAGGACGCATTTATTCGCGGGTATGCTGTCGGTCAATGGGAACCAGAATACTATACGGATGAGCAGAAATCTGTCATTGATGCTATGATGGGATTAATAAGGGGCGGCGAATAATGGCAAACCCAATTGGAGGATTAGGCAGGGCACTGTTTGGGAATGTAATTGATTTTTCTACATCAGGCGCAGAGGTTACTAGACAAAAATTTATAGACAAAGTTAGGGGTGTACTTGAAGATATGCCTTATACGATGAATTTGCCTTATGAGATTGGTAAAAAATTAAATTCTGAAGGCAAGCTACCTCTTCCTCTGGGAACTAAATTAATGCCAATAGGAGGCCAAGTAGCTAGGAGAAAAGGTTACCCACATGAAGTACATAAAGTAATAGGTTATAAGGGGGATATTCACAACCCAGATTTATACGGTTATGAAATACAAGCACCAAATGGAAAGGTTTTCTTTCAAGCTATTAGCAATCCAGTTACTGGATTAAGTGAACAAAGAGCGGATAAGGTTGGGTCTTTTACAGCGGCACTTGGCCCAGACGGGTTAGAGCAAATGCCATTTGTTGCTCCAAGCCGAACGGCAAGACGGGCTACAGAAAAAACACAAAGATCAGAAGCAGAGCAAAAAATTATTGATCAAGAGTATGATGATTTGTTTGGAGGCGGCGACTAATGGCAAACCCAATTGGGACATTAGGCAAGGTACTGTTTAGGGGTGTTGGGCAAGATATTGTTGACACCCTTAGCCGCAAGATTGGCGCGTTGCCGTCTAATCCATTTATGGCAGAGGTTGCGGCAAAATCTTACACGCCAAAGGCAACCGCCCGTGCGGCACGGGAGCAGGGTCTTGATATTAGCCAGAACCAAGTTAGACAAATTAGAGACTTGAAGGCTCAAAGAGCAGAGGGCGCGAATTTCACAGACCCCTTGATTTCAGCCGCAGCAACAAGAGAATTTAGAACGCCGACAGTAATTGGTCAAAAGAACGCAGCAGATTTAGAATATCACAACAATATGCTTGATAGAATTATGAAAGCCGAAGCTGAACAGGCGGCAAGAATTGCCACAAAAGACAATCTTTTATTTGCAGCCCGTGAGGCCAGAAAGTTAGGTTACAACGTGAAAAAATCAACAGATAGAAACGGCAATGTAAGCAGCTATTATGTTGAGACACCATCTGGAGATGTTCGGATTAGCGACCACGAACTGCCTTATTCTCCACGACGAGATTTTATGGCGACAGAACACGGGCAGGCGGGGTTTAGTGGATTTCATGGTGGAGAATTAATTGTTGATCATAACACTACTTTGGACGATGTTCTGGACACATTAATACCAAAGGACACAGACTAATGGCAACGTACAAGGGCAAGAGCGTAAAGCTAAACAACCCCCGCCGCATTTCCAAGGGCGAAACCTCTTACGGCAAGAAGAAGTCTGTGGTATACGTTACGGACGGCGATAGGGTAAAGCGCGTGACCTTTGGCGATCCCAACATGACCATTAAGAAAAACCAAAAGGGCCGACGATCTAATTTTAGGGCGCGTCACAACTGCGATAACCCCGGCCCCAAAACTAAGGCCAGATACTGGTCTTGCAAGGCGTGGTGATATGGCAAATCTTATAGGTGATGCAAGTAGAGCGGTTTTCGGAAATGTCGGGAAAGACGTGTCGCGTAAAATTCTCGACTTATTAGGCATGGGCCGTGGCGCAGAGGTCACCCCCGAAATGTATTCAGCCGCTGACAAGCAGTTTTTAGTGGAGAACTATGATCTGCCGACTGATACGGCAAGCAGGCTGGAGCGTGGCCGTGAGGGTGGCTTTGACTTCGACGCAGATCGGTATCACGGCGGCTTTGATGAAATAGAATACATGGCCGACCCCAGTGACGTTTACATGAACCCACAGGCCAAGCTGGAAGGCACAGAGAGCGGCACATACAGCGGTCAGGCGCACAGTGGGGGCGGTCTGTACACATCCACCGACCCTAGTGACGCAGGCGATAATTATGCGTCCCTGACAGGCCCAGACGTAAGAAATCAAGTCAATATGGAGATTGATAGAATTACTGACAGCAGTAATTTGTATGACGCCGCCAATTTTATGTTTGATGATATGAACAAGGCTGAAGTGCAGCTAATACCCCAGCTATTGCAGCATCAGGCCATTAGAAATTCAAACATCGATCCCAAGGATGCACAGAAAGTTGTTGATCGTTACAATGAATTAATGAGCCGTGATTATTTCTCAACGGGTGACGGCATTGAATTTGAAGAATTTGTTGAAGATGTTTTTGGCACCGCAGACCCAGACAGTACGGTTAGGTCAGGATCGTTCCCACCCGGCTTTATGCAGGCACTGGCAGAGTACAGAATTACGCGAGGTGGCGGTCAGGTTGTTAAGCTGGTGGATCGCGTTGAAAACCCTGTCATCATTGAGGGAAGAGACGCCACCGTCTTTAAGGGTGGACGCAGGGAGCTAGACCCAGCGGATTACATTGACGATGCAGAGAAAGAAATCGATCAGTCGGCATACCCCGATAAGATAGAATACCGTGAGGCCGTACAAGAACGCGCTGAAGAGCTTGCCAATGATGACAGCTATGGCTTTGACCGCGAGGGGCCAGCGGTTGATATTATTGATGACTTGCTGGATAACTTGCCAGATAATGGCACTGACGCATATGACAATATTAGGTCTGAACTATATATGCACCTTGATGACTATGGCGAAATTGACGCAGAAGATTTAGAAAGAATATTTAGAACCAATTACAACAGTAATTACTATGACCCCGACCAAGCTGGGCCGGGCCAGATTTTAAATCAGGTCTATCGAAACGCAGGATTTGACGCCATTGATTTGCCAAGGGCGGGAACAACTTTTGGCTTCGGCCCAGCGGGAGCCACGCACAGGGTTGAGCTTGATCCCAAAAAAGTACGCAGTCCGAATGCAATGTTTGATCCGCGCCTATCGCAGCTACCAAACCTCACGGCAGCAACAGCCCCAGTGGCAGTTGGTCTGGGTGCGTTAAGCCAGATAGATGAAGACGAGGAGGCCCAGTAATGGCAAATCTTATAGGTGATGCTGGAAGGGCTGTCTTTGGCGATGTTGGCAAGGACTTGGCCGACTACTTAGGCAGGAAGTTTGGTGTGCTGCCAGAGTTAGATGCTCAACGTATTGAGCCTCCGATGACTGCTTCAAATTCTCCTCAAACAGCGTTAGGTGCGCTGCGTAGATCGCCAGAAGATCAGGCGTTCTTTGAAGAGTTTAGCCCAGATATGTATTATCACGGCACCCGTGGCGACTTCTCAGAGTTTGATCAAAATATGCTTGATCTGGGCGTACACGTTGGCACACCAGAACAGGCAAATGAGCGCCTTCTGGCCGTTGCGAGAGCCAAGAAAGAAATTCCAAGTTATGGTGATTTTGATAGCGACAACCCACCAATCATACCAGACGCAAAGGTCATGCCCGTTCGTATAAACGTACATAATCCACTTAGAATGCCTGACGTTGGTAATTGGAAAAACAGTTCCAAAGTAATTGAAGAACTTGAAAAGCAACAATACCAAAGCTCTGGTATAAATATAAACGAAATAATGGAAGCCTTCGATGACATTGCGATGGGCGATCCCATTGGTAAATATGGTGATCCAGATGATTGGATCGACAGCATGGAAAACAGAGAACTGCTTGAGATAATTAACACACAAATTCAAAAGGCTGGATACGATGGCATTGTGTATAAAAACATCGTGGAAACAACGTCAGGAGGCATGGGGGAAATCCTACCAGAAGCAAGGTCCAAGATCGCTGAGATAAAAAAAGAATTAGCGACTTTAAGTGACGTTGCAAATGCTCGACTTGAGGCGGCAAGGCCACCAGAAGCTACATTACCTGATGCTGACGCTCAACTGGCTGGAGGAGAGGCAGAGAAGAGAGTGCAGGCGTTTCTTAATTATAATATGCAAAATTCTCCAATGAATTTTAGAACACCAGAGGAAATAACCCGTGAAAATCAACTTATGGATTTGCGTGACGATTTGGAAACGCAGCGATATTCGCCAGACAGCATGATTATTCTAAATCCTTCTGACATCAGATCGCCCAATGCAGCCTATGACGTAGACAAGCGGGACAGTGATGACATAATGTCGGACGCAGGCGCATTGGCTGGCGCTCAAAATACAGGGATCGCGTAATGGCAAATCTTATGGGCGAGGCTGGAAGGGCTGTCTTTGGCGATGTTGGCAAAGACTTGGCCAACTACTTAGGCAGGAAGTTTGGAGCGTTACCTGATGCCCGTAATGAGGCTGAAGAGATGGCAAAGCGCATTCTTGTTTTGCGTCAGGCTGGTCGATCAGATGAAGTCACTGAGCAGATGATGTCTGCGGCAGACGATCCGTATATGTATGCCAACACGCCAATAGACATGAGTAAAGTATCAAGAGATACTAGGGCTGACGAGATGTTCCCAAGAAAAGGCTACCACGGAACAAACGAAGATATATCTGGCTTTCAAGGAAGCGTGTTCACTTCAGACAACCCAACTTTAGCAAGCACGTATGCAAGGGGCAGCGCAGATGCCCAAATTTACCCTTTGCGCCTTGGAAGCAAACTTGGCGATGCAGTTGTTGAAGGTAAAGGCAAAAACTGGAACCAATTTGATATTGATGAAGTGAATAAATCCAATCCTGAACTAGATGTTAGCTATGGGTTTAGTAGTTTTGGCGATGGATCAATGTCAACTTCTACCCGCGACATAGAGCAAGCCGCTAAACAAGCTGGCCTAAGTGGTGTTCAGTTCAAAAACATTAACGACACAGGGCCGGGGGTTAATTCTACTCAATTTAAAAACTTAGGGTATACACCTGCTGAAGAAGAGGCTTTGCGCTTGCAATATTTACAAGAGCTTTCCAAGCCTTCAAATGTTGACGTTAGATTATCTCCTAACTTAGTTCGCTCTGAGTTCGCCCGTTTTGATCCAGAGTTTCGTAATTTAGCAAATTTATCTGCTAGTATTCTTAGCACTATAGGATTTAGTGGACTTGCTGCGGCACTGAGAGAAAAAGAAGAGGGAATGTAATGGCAAGAGCAGCAATTAAAAAGGTAGCGCAGGCTGAGATCAGAGCGGCCAAGAGTTTTCTGGAGCGGCGCGGATTAAAGACAAGCGATATATCGCCCCGCAAGTTTGCCATGGCGGCAAAGGAACTAGACAAGGGCTTTGCTGATACCCTAAAAATATTGGCGCGTGAATTGTCTGGAGGACAGGTCTGATGGCTGAAATGGATAACTTACCTTTTGATTTATCGAACCTGTCCCGCGAGGACATGGATCGCATGATGAGTGATTACAATTCAGACGCGATTGACATAAGACCACTGTTTACGAAGGGTGGCGCAAGGGCGGCAGTACAAGGTCTGACATTTGGCACAGGCGATGAAGTGGAGGCTGCGGTCAGGTCTCTATTGCAAGACGGCGTGAGTTTCAACGATGCCCTGACCCAAGTGCAAGGCGAAATAAATCAATTCTCTAAAGAAAACCCCGGTATAGCTTTAAGTGCTGAAATTGCGGGAGCAATACCGACAATGTTTGCGGCAGGGCCACGCGCTTTTCAAGTTTTATCTAAAAGCCCCGTAGGGGCAACAGCCCTTGGTGGTGGCGTTGGCTTTGCTTATGGAGCAGCGACAGGCGAAGGCTTTGAAGACAGAATGCAAAAAGGGATTGATGAAGGTGTATTCACCGCCCTTGGTTCTGGTGCTTTGGGTACGGCTATAAAAATAGCCAAAAGAACAAATCCATACGTCAGTCCATTTTTGCGCCGTTTTAAAAATAAGGTTTTTGGCGGCGGATCGGTCATGGATGACATGAAGGCAAATAGCATAGCAAGCCTTCGGCAGTATGGCCGCAGTGACGCACCAAGGGCTGATATTGATCCGCTTGGTGCCTTGGGCGTCTTAAAAAAGCCGATGCCATCACAAGCAGACACGCCCCTAACGGCCCAGCAGCTTGATGACTTAATCTATGGGTCGCCCATGACAGCCTCAGAACGCGCAAGGCTGATGGAAATGCAAAACCCCGCTGATGTTTTTGATGATGCGGGGGTTATGTCTTTGGAAGAATTAAAGCGTAATCCCGAAATTAGTAGACCGCAGCGAATGTCGGTCTTTTACAATGAATAGAGCCAGCTTCTCATCACTCTTGAAAGGAGGATCGACAATGAATTATGGCAAAAAAAAACCTGCAAAGGTTGTAAAGAAAAAGAAAATGGTAAAGAAGACTAAGAAGAAAGCAATGAAGAGGGGATATTAATGCCAGAAAATAAAGACGTCACAATTCACGTTACTGGCGTAGCTATGTCAGGAGGCGTGAAGAATGACAGTCAGCGATCTGCTCCAGCAGATCAGAAAAAATCTGGAGATAAAACGGCTGGAAATAGCTGACGGTATGGCCTCTGGTCGGATGTCCGACTTTGAGGCTTACCAAAGAAATGTGGGTATCGCAGAAGGCTTAATGCAAGCGTCAGAGATTATCCGACAAACAATAAAAGACTTAAATGAAAAGGATGTATGACATGTCTCATCAACATGATGCAATATATACGGATGAAGAAACCAGTGCAACAATTGGCTCTCATCAATTACCAATTCCCATGAATTGGAAGGTCTTAGTTCAACCTAATCAGGTTAAAATGAAGACCGCAGGCGGTATCCTGCTTCCCGAAACCTCAAAAGACAACGAAGAATACCTAACCGCACACGGCACTGTCTGTGCGCTGGGCGATCTTGCGTATCGTGATCGTGATACGGGGGAACGCTGGAAGTCTGGCGTCCTACCAAAAAATGGTGATCGCGTGACCTACGGTAAATATGCTGGTCAGAAAATTGTTGTAAAAGGCGTGAAATTCCTTCTGCTGAATGATGACGAACTAACGTCAATTCTGCCAGATGGTGTTGAAGTCGCCGCTTATCTGGGGTGAACAGATGTCAGAACAAGGCAAAATCATGGAAGAAATCGAGGCCGAAATCAAATCGGCCAAGGGGGATGCAGAAGATTTTGAAATAGAAATCTCTAACGATCCCGTTAAGGAAGCCAAGGAAGAGGCTGTGGATGTTGCTGAAGAGGAGCCAGACTACGGCCCCAAAGTTCAGAAGCGCATCCAGAAGCTGGTAGGTCAGCGCAGGGAGGCTGAAATACAGGCACGTCAAATCCAAGAGCAAAACGCGCAACTGCAAAAGCGATTGGAGCGGCTAGAGCAGGGATCACAGCAATCTGCTGAAAAGCAGTTTAATGATCGATACGCTCAAACCAAGCAGGCGCTGCACACGGCTGTTGAGGAGGGCGATACTGAAGCCCAAGTTAATTTCCAAGAGCAAATGGCCGACATGAGAGCGGCCATGCGCGTGGCACAGGCGCAGCAGCAGGGGCGTCAGCAGCAACAGCAGCAACGTCAGCGGCAACCGCAACAACAGCAACCGCAACGCCAACAGCAGGCAGAGCCACCCGAAAAGGCTATGGGATGGTGGAAGCAAAATGACTGGTTTAATGCCCAAGGCTTTGAGCGAGAAACAGCGGCGGCACGGGCAATTGACGTGCAGCTTGATCTGGAAGGCTTCGACAAGAACAGCGACGATTATTATATGCAACTTAATGGTCGTTTACAAAAAGTATTTCCTGAGCTAAACTCAGGTCCAAGTCCTAAGCAGCGTCCAAAAGGTAGGTCTCCGGTCGCCCCAACTACAGGCGGGTCAGCAGCTTCAAAGACTAATCGTGTGCGTATGACGCAAGAACAACTTCGCATGGCTAGGGAACTTGGAATAAACGATGAACGTGGTCTCAAAAAATATGAAGCCGAAATTCGCCGTCAACAGAGGGATCAATAGTTATGTCTGAGAAAAGAAATGTTCGTGCAGAGCAATCACGATCTTCCATGCGGGATGACGAAGTTCGTCCAGAAGCAGCATGGAAACCACCATCACTTTTGGACGCACCAGAAGCCCGTCCCGGCTATGTCCAAAGGTGGGTCGCAACATCCATCCAAGGCAAGGATACACCTGACAATGTCTATAAACGTATGCGGGAAGGATGGGAGCCGCGCTCTGCTGAAACTGTGAAAAGTAAGTTGTTTCCGACTATCAATCACGGACAGTGGACAGGATCAATCGGAATTGAGGGTATGCTCCTCTGCGAAATGCCAAAGGAACGTCACGCTTCCATGAAAGCGTACTACCTTAACAAGAGCGATGAGCAAAATGAATCAGTTGTGGGTGAGCTTGATGCGCTTGGGCGGCAAAGTGGATTACCGATCCATCAGGATCGACAGTCTGAAACAAGTCGCGGCAGAACACTTTCTGCCATGAGCGATTAAAACTTTACGCTATAGGAGCGAAAAATGGCAAATGTAGACGCCGCATTTGGGTTCGTCCCAACTCGTCACATGAGCGGTAACATACCTCGCACGAATAGATACACATGCGCCAGTGGACTGGCTGAGAACATCTTCAAGGGTGATCTTTGTGTATTGATTAGTACAGGCTTGATAACCCCTCACACTGCAACAGAAACTAATAACATTGGTGTGTTTGATGGGGTATCGTATACCGCAGCAGACGGGTCATATGTTTACAGTGAGTATTGGCCGTCAGGCACAGTAGCCACTGACATCATTCTGTATATCTACGACGATCCAATGATTGTGTATAAAGCACAGTCTGCGGGAACTCCCGCTCAGACAAATATCGGCAACTGTGCTGATGTTGTCGCTGGGGCAGGATCAACTGTAACAGGCCAATCTGGTTTTGAATTGAGCGGAACAATGGCTGCAAGTGTTGCTACCTGCAAAATCATTGCGCGACATGACACTCCAGATAATGCCTTCGGCGCAAATGCAGTCTTGGAGGTGCTAGTTACTGAGCATGTCCTTGGTAGCAATGTCGCTGGTATATAAGGAGGGTATGAACAATGGCAATGAATAGAGCAAGTTTTGCGAAAACACTAGAGCCGGGTCTGAACACTCTCTTTGGACTTGAGTACGACCGCTATCCAGCAGAATACGAAGCTGTCTTTGAATCGAATACCTCGCAAAAGGCATACGAAGAAGATTTGCTTCTCAGTGGATTTGGCCTAGCGCCAACGAAAACTGAAGGTGGATCAGTATCCTACGACCAAGCAGGTCAGCAATGGACTGCGCGTTACCAGCACGAAACTGTCGCCTTGGCGTTCTCAATCACTGAGGAAGCTGAAGAGGATGGTCAGTATGGTAGCTTGGCGTCACGGTACACCAAGGCACTGGCACGGTCGATGGCATCGACCAAAGAAATCAAGGCTGCAAACGTCTTGAATAACGCACAGACCGCTGGTGTAACTGGTGGTGACGGCGTTGTATTGTTGAGTGCATCGCACCCAACACAGAACGGCATTCAGTCCAACGTGCTTGCCACGGCGGCTGATCTGTCCGAAACATCACTTGAGTCAATTCTTATCCAAATTTCGGATATGAAAGATGATCGTGGCCTTCGGATTGCAGCGCAGGGTACTCAGTTAATCATCCCAACTGCGTATCAGTTTGTTGCAGAGCGTCTGCTGGAAAGCCAGCTTCGCACAGGTACTGCCGACAACGACATTAATGCGATTAAGGCTGGTGGCTATCTGCCACAGGGCTATCACATTATGCGCCGTTTGACAGACGGCGATGCGTTCTTTGTTCAGACTGACGTGCCTGACGGACTGAAAATGTTCCAGCGTTCAGCCATGAAAAAAGGCATGGAAGGCGACTTCGAAACTGGAAACGTGCGCTATAAAGTACGAGAGCGTTACAGCTTTGGCGTCACCGACTGGCGTGGCGTGTTTGGCACCGAAGGCGGATAATCTAAAAACCTAGTTTTGGTTTGATTGGGGCGGTCTTCGGATCGCCCTTTTTTATTTAAATGTATTTAATTTGTATCTAGCTATTGTAACTCCTGATATATACCCTATATATAATTTATAGAAACAAGGGAGAGATCAAATGAAAAACGCATATATGAGTGAATGGGAAATCCAAGCGTTAGCCGAAGCAGCTTTGACATCTTACGAAGGCACAGCTTCTTGGAGCCGCGCATTTGAAGCCGCTGTTGAGTTTTCCGCTGATGAATGGGAAATCAAAGCAACTAAAGCGCAGGCAGCAACTGCTGTAGCAATTGCCAAGACAGGCTGGCAGGGAATTAAGCAAAGCGTCCAGAAAGTACAATACCGACCACAGTATTAACCAAGCCTAATCAAAACGTAACACTAACGCCGTTAGCGTTACAAAAAAGGCGGTCTTCGGATCGCCCCTTTCTTTTTGTTCAGACCTGTTGTATTGTGCCAGCATCCCTGACAGCCGCACAATGTGGCTGACATTTGCCACGACAGGAGATTATCATGGCTAATACAACATTCACAGGACCAGTGCGTTCCGAAGGCGGCTTCCAAGTAGTATCAAAAAATGCAACAACTGGTGTTTATACAGACATTGCAACTATTGCATCCACGGGCATTGTTACCGATAAATTTGTTAAGCACGTTGGCTTTGCCACAGGCGTAACAGTAAACTCAACTGCTGGTGACTCGCCAACTATTGGCGAGTTTACACAACCAGCGAATACAATTATCACTGACATTAAGATTTTTTGTGACGTTGCTCCAGTTATTGGATCAGGTGATATTGGTTACGAAGTAGGTACATCTTCTTCAGGCGCACAAATTGTAGCTACTCAAGCTGACGAAATCTTGGATGCTGGTACAACCGTTGTTGTACACAACGTAACAGTGACTGCATTAGTTCTTCAGACGCAAGATGGTACAACAGCCCCAGCTTCTGTTCAATATACAGACGCCGAAAGAACTATTTTCTGCAACATCACTAATACAGTGAATGCGACAACAGCAGGATCGTTTACGTTCATCATTGAGTATGTTCAAATTGCGTAATTAATCTGGTGGGGGGCAACCCCCACTTTACAATCTAGGAGATTAATATGAGCGTACAAACAGACGTACAGGTCGGGTTTATAGCCGACGAGAATGCGGCAGACCCTGATCGGCTGGTAACCGCAGCACGACCAAATACATCAGCGACAATGGCAGCAACAACCTTTTTAGGTGGTGGTGCTAGAAATGTTACTGTCACAACGGCTGGAACTGGTGACAACAATAAGACGTGTACTATTACTGGCACTGACGTTTTCGGAAGTTCTATCACTGAAGTAATAACTTCAACTGGGTCTGCTGAAGCGGTCGCAGGCGCTAAGTTATTTGTCACAGTTAGTGCAGTGGAATGTTCTGCCCAATACGCTGCGAACATTACAGTAGGCTCTGGCTCACTGTGTGCCAGTGCAGTGGCTGGTGGTGGTCGTACAAGGCTGAAAGGCTATTCCATTGTATCGGCAGGCACAGCAGGGCTGGTTGATTTCTTTAATGGTACGCCAGATAGTGGTACTATTATATTCAAAGCACAAACAATCGGCACAGACAACTTAACTCTGGACAATACTATTCCAGATGAGGGCATGTTGTTTAAGGCTGGCTTATCTGTAAAATATACCGTTGCCACAGTCGTGCTAATGAATGTGTTCTTCGCGTAGGGGAAATAAATGGCACTCTCAGGCACAGTAGCTTTTAAACCAGATGTAGAGGAAATAATTGCTGAAGCATTTGAGCGTTGTGGAATTGATCCCCAAACGCAAACAGGTGACAGGGCCGTGTCAGCACGGCGCAGCCTAAACCTTCTCTTCTCTGAGTGGGCCAATCGGGGTATCAATTACTGGACGCTAGAGCAAAAAACTTTGACCTTAGTTAAGGATCAAACAACGCCCTACACCCTAGACTTAGGTACGATTGACATTCTGGACGCTGTCGTTCGCGATAGCTCTGGGACAGATACGTCCGATCAAATCATTAATCGTGTGTCGATCTCTGACTACAATCAACTGCCAAATAAAACGTCAAGCGGCAAGCCAAGCCAATACATGCTGGACAAGCAAATTACGCCGATCCTGTACATCTGGCAAATACCAGACAGGACAACATACAGTCTTGTGTACTGGGCAATAACCCAACTTCAAGACATTACAGCATCAGATCAAAACGCCGACATTCCATATCGATGGAACGAATGCATCTGCGCTGGGCTGGCAAGCAAGCTGTCACTAAAATACGCGACAGATAAGTTTTCAATACTAAACGAAATGTATGAGAGGTCGTTTGATTTCGCAGCGGCTTCTGACAATGATGGTGTGTCTCTGAGGGTTCAGCCCACTGCGCTGAATTTATATTAATGGCAAAGTACGCAAGAGGAAAAAAATCTCAGGCGATAAGCGACATAAGTGGCCTTCGGGTTCCCTATACCCAACTCAAAACCACATGGGATGGCCTGCGCGTATCTCCAGAAGATTATGAGCCAAAGCAGCCGCAGCTAACGCCAGCAAAAAATGTTATCGATGCCACGGCTTTATTTGATCCACGGCCCGATAACGACCCAGAAAATGTTGAAATCTTTATTGGTTTCACGCAAGACTGGACAATTGATCGCAGATTACTGCCGCCCGTTGGTGTTCCTGCATTTGCTAGTGTTGGTGACGTATTAATTTCATCTGGCCCAGATGCAGTAGGCGCGGCAGGCGAAGGCGAAATAGGTACTGAAGCCTTTGAGGTTACACTGACAGAAACTGGTGTTGCTGGTGTGGGTGCTGTTGGCACAATAACGCCGACAGGCGTTAGGGGCGTATCTGGTGCAGGCGGTACGGGCGGCGTTGGTGTGGAGGCTCTCAGCCTGTCTATTGATGAGGCTGGTGTTGGCGGCACGGGCGCGGTAGGTTCTGAAAGCGTCGAAGTTCTTGGCTGGGGTCAGGAAGGCTTTGGTATAGCAGAGTGGGGCGACTGATGAATTACACAACATTAAAAGCAAACATCCAGAATTTCTTGGAAGACGATTCCACAGAACTTGTTGCCTCTATCGATACAATCATAAGTCAGGCCGAAGACGTTATCTTCCAGCGACTGCCAAATCTGCCGTGCTATCGGCAGACAACCTCCGCAAGCCTTACTGTCGGTGACTTTGAATACATTGTAGCATCTGCGCGAATGATACGTCAGGTATCAGTGACAAGCTCTAGCGTTTTGTCTTACTTAGATCACAGGATTGACTCATATGTTCGTGACTATTGGCCCAACACTGCAAACACTGGAAAGCCCAGAATGTATAGCACAAAAAGCGCGGGAACTTCTGGAACCACGATCACAATCGCCCCAACGCCAGACTCGACAGACACATATAGAGTAGACTTCATAGCCCCAGAGACGGGGCTAAGTTCTAGCAACGCAAACACATGGGTTGGCGACAACGCAGAAAATGTGTTATTAGCAGCGTGTCTGTATGAGGCGTCAGCCTTTCTCAAGGCACCAGAGACATTGGCGCTCTACAAAACACAATTCGATGAGGCAGCGGGTCTGCTGGCTCAAGAAATGCAACGCGACTATGCGGCAGAATATAATGGAGGCATATAATGGCTATCACACAAGCGATGAGTACACTATTTAAAAAAGACCTGTTGCTTGGTGATCAGCACCTCGACAGCGATACACTGCACATTGCGCTCTACACAAGTTCGGCAACACTAAACGCTACCACAGACGGCTACATAACAGCCAATGAGGTGGCTAACGGTAACGGTTACACCACGGGCGGCGAGGCTCTGGGAAGCAAAACAGTAGGGGAAAACAGCACTAGCGGTGTATTTGATGCTGCCGATCCTGAGTGGACAAGCGCAACATTTACTGCCCGTGGCGCATTAATCTACAACAAGACACTGGGCGATGCCTCCTCAAACGCAAGAGGCGCAATCGCAATTTTGGACTTTGGTGGTGACTTCACCGTCAGTGGCGGTACGTTTAAAAT